GGAACAGGTAATAGAGAAAATGGAGTTCCGGGATCTAAGGCGTCATCTCCTGCACCTGCTACATGGGCAGGTGCTAAAGACATGCGTGTTATGATAAAGGTTCCTCCAGATTATGTAAAAAATATGGCATCGTCTGAAGTTCGTAAAGTTCAAGGAATACTATTTCCATATACTCCCCAGATTAGTTATGACACACAAGCCAGTTACGGAAATAGCAATCCATTGCATTCAAATTATACACAATACTTTTTTAAAAATAGTTCTATAGGTGCTATTACTATATCAGGTAAATGGACTGTACAAAACGAAGTTGAAGTAAAAGTGTGGATGTCCGTTGTTGAATTATCAAGACTGTTAACAAAGATGCCATTTGGGTCTGACAAATATGCAGGATCTGCTCCACCAGTGTGCAGGCTAAATGGGTACGGAGATTGGATCTTTAATAATATTCCTGTAGCAATCACCAGTTTTAAATTTGATCTTCCTGATGGTGTTGATTATATTTCTGTATCCTCGTCGGGATACGGAAACACATTAGTTCCTACAGTTTCTACACTTTCATATACACTGATACCTATGTACAGCAGACAAGAAATAAGAGACTTTAGTGTAGATAAATGGCTTGACGGTAAATTACTCGGGAAAGGATACTTATAATGGCAACTTACTCTAAATCAAGTCCGTATTATGCTACGTCTAATCTTAATGGACACTTAGACATACTTAATCTCAGAGATATTCCTCCAGCCGCAGATGATGTGTTATATACCGTTCCTCAAACATATTCTTTAAGACCGGATTTACTTGCTTACGACATATATAAAGATGAAAAACTATGGTGGGTGTTTGCTGTAAGAAATAAAGATGTTATTCAAGATTCTATATACGATATGGTTGCAGGTCAAATAATATATCTACCATCTATCGCAAATTTAAAATCTGTGGGTATTATCTAACATGGCAGTAGAAAACAATATTCTTGATGGGTATAGATCGGTAACTTATAATTTTATATTAGCCGCGGCTTCCCCTGACATGCTGAAAGATCCCAATCAAGCATGGCGACAAAGTCCATTACAATATGTTATAGCTTCAACCAAGGGTAAAGGTACTGGCGCTATTACTTCTAATTCTTCTAATGCAGACACAACAAGTTTAGTTCAAACATTTAATTCTAACAGTCCTGGTGCTTTTGATCTATGGATTGATAATGTTGAGATTGATACAATAATGGCTCCTAACGAACAAACAGGACCGGCATTGGGAACAAAAGTTGCCTTTGAAGTGTATGAACCTTATAGTGTTAATGGATTTATTGAAGCATTACATGTTGCCGCACAATCTGCAGGATGGAGCGGTTATCTTAATGCTACCTTTATATTAAAAATAGAGTTTGTAGGATACCCCGACTCTGATATAACTCCTACTAATCAATCAAAAATAATAAATGAAAAATTTATTGCTATGTTAATCACTGGTGCTGATATTGAAGTGACCGAACAAGGCACACGATATAAAGTTAAAGCAGTTCCTATTAATGAGATAGCATATTCTAATTTTAATAAACTTACCGCAGCCAGACAAATGACAGGAGCTACTGTAGGAGAAGTCTTTGATAATTTGTCTAAGAGTTTGAATGATGGAATAAAAGATAGAGCACAAAAAGAAAAATCTGGTTCTACAGTTTTTGATACATATGAAATTAAATTTCCTCAAAGACCGGGAGACGGCGCTTCTATAGACATTGAATCTAAAAATGAAATATCAAAATCTAAAATTAATGATACACTAAAAGAAAACAATGTATATCAATTTCAAGATTTAAAAGATAAACAATCTAATCCTAATGGGACTGATCCTAATAACAAATATGATCCTAAAAATAGTATTGTTCAATTTCCTGCAAACTCTGATATAATAGATATTATTACCGCTGTTATTCGTGATAGTCAGTACTTAAAAAATACTTTAGAAAATATAAAAAAAGAAGTAAAAGACGGCGACGGAATGATAGATTATTTTCAAGTAATTGTTAATGCTATTCCTACAGATTATGACACTGTTAATAATACTCATTGTTACAAATATCAATATCTTGTAGTTCCTTATAAAGTTCATACAAGTCAATTACCTGACCAGCAATACAATAAATTTAATCCTACTCAATTTGATACTCTTGTAAAAAGATCGTATGATTATCTATATGCAGGACAAAATGTTGATGTATTGAATTTTAAATTAAATTTTAATAATTTATATTTTCAGGCTTCTAACGCCAATCAAGGTAATAAACCTGTTACAGAATTATCTAATGCCGCGGCCCCTTCTGATAATCCTAATGTTAAAAAACCAAAAGATCAAGCAAAAGGATCTGATACTGCTGAAACAGAAACTTCGAAGAATTTGGTCATAAACGAAGCATCGAGTAATTTAGGAAGAGCAGGTGCTACTAGAGACGATCCGTATTGGCAGTTGGCATATAATGCTCACCAAGCAATATTAGAAAGTGTAAATTTAGTACAGGCTGATATAGAAATAATGGGAGACCCTTACTACCTATGTACAAGTGGTATGGGAAATTACTTACCTAAAACAAAAGACATTGCTACTACAACGGACGGAGAAGCTAATTTTACTTCTGCTCCTGTAGTGGTAAGATTTAATTTTAAAAATCCTATCGACATTGATTCAACAACTGGATTTTTAAAATTTGCAGGACTTGCTCCTTTTAGCGGATTATATAGGGTTATTAAATGTGTTAGTAAATTTAATGACGGGATGTTTAAACAAAGTCTAAAAGCAATTAGATACGCTGGACAATTAGCCGCTAATGATCCAACTCCTACTACAACATCTCCTCCGGCTGATACTTCTTCTGATCCTAAAAACTCTTATGTTAAAGATTCGGCACCTGCTGATATAAAAGCCGCAGGTGTAAGTCCTAATACTGTAAATCTTATGAAGATGTTAGGTAAGAGTGTGCCGTCTAATGGACTTCCTGGAAGTTTGAATACACTAATGGCATCAGGTTCTTATATTCCTGGGTTGAGTGATTTTTTAACAGGACAAACAGCAGGAGGTGGAGCCGCAGATGTAGCAGCCGCGGCCTCTGGACTATTAGGAAATGCCGCAGGAGTATTTGGCGGAGGAGGTTTATCTTCTTTAACAGGATTAGCAGGAAAAGCATCATCGTTATTGAGTAATCCATTAGGCGCTGTTGGCAATTTAGCAAACGGTGCAGTATCAGGTGTTGGCAGTTTGATTTCAAATCCGTCAAGTTTATTATCACAAACACCGGGAATAAGCCAAGGATTAAATGTTCTAAATCAAGCAAGTGGCGGATTGGGATTGAATGTAGGAAGCAGTCTAAGCGGTCTAAATCCACTAACTGCTGGAGTTAGAGCAGATGCTTCGGTAATTGGAAATGTTGTTGATCAAATAAAGAATGCCGGATCGTCAATTGCAGATGCGTCTTCTAATATGATAGCAAATGTTACAAGTGTAGGCGGCACAATATTAGGCGCAGATCAAGCATCTGCCGCAGTTTCTGATGCACTCGGTAATAGTATATCACCTGAATTAGGATTAAAGAATGCAAGCACTTTTGGATTAAAATTACCTAACGTAAGCGGCCTTACTCCAGATGCACTAACAAGTAAATTAGGCTTAGATCCAAGTCAGCTTTCCGGATTAGGCGGGAACTTGGGATCTCAATTGGCATCTCAAATTAAATCTTTATCTGAAGTTGTTCCTGAAAATGTTAGCCTTGATAGTGCTAAAAAATTAGGAATTAGTTTAGATACTTTAGATCAGGTCAGCTTAAAAAATTTACCTGCATTACCCCCGTTGAATGTTAAAGCACCTGATGTAGAAAAATCTGCTGTAGATGCATTAGTAGAAAATCCCGGAGATCCAAAAATATTAGCACAGTTTGGAATGACATCTGCTATGGGTGCACTTAAATCTAATATAGGAGGTTCCTTGCCTAATCTTGATAATTTAAAATCTGGATTAACAGGTGCTATTCCGTCGGCAGGCAGTTTAGTAGCTGATGCTCAAGCAGGATTTGGATCAAGTATAACTTCACAGTTAGGAAGTCTATCAGGTGGCAGTCCATTAGATAAATTAAACATACCTAGTGTTGATAGTTTAACTGCACAGGCTTCAAACTTAACTTCATCATTATCATCAGACTTAGGGATAGGATAACATGCCAGAATTAGAACGTGCGCCGAAAGGCATATACGGAAAAGGTAATAAAAATTTACCCAGCGCAGGCCCTTGGCTTGGAGTTGTAGTTAATCATTTAGATCCTACATATATGGGCGCTCTTGAAGTTAGCCTATTAGATGCTACACAACAAAATACAGAATTTCAAGATCAGACTTTTGTTGTTCAATACTGCTCTCCTTTTATGGGAGCAACAAATGTTTCCTGGGAAGGAAACAATTCTGCAGATTGGCAAAGCGTACAAAAAAGTTATGGCTTCTGGGGAGTACCTCCCGATCTTGGAGCAACTATAATGTGTATTTTTATCAACGGAAATCGCAATGCAGGATACTGGATAGGATGTGTTCAAGATAGATATCAGAATCACATGATACCGGGATATGCCGCTAGTCAGAATGTAGAAATAAGTCCTGAAGACAAACAAAAATACGGCACAAGTTATTTGCCTGTGGCAGAGTTTCACAAAAAATCTCGCAAGGATGCTAGTGAAAATAGTCAAGATATTAATACACCTAACAAATATAATAAACCAATCTTTAAGCCATTCGCTGACAGATTATTAGCACAGGGTTTATTGTTAGATACTGTAAGAGGACCGACGTCAAGTAGCGCAAGACGAGAACTTCCTTCTGCTGTGTTTGGTATCTCAACACCTGGTCCTATTGATCCTAACACGACTCAAAAAGCCAATGGTCTAAAATATAATGGTACAGATTTATCAAGTTTGCCAGTTGGTCGATTAGGCGGCAGTTCGTTTGTTATGGATGACGGTGATAAAGATGGGCAGAATGAATTGGTTAGAATTAGAACACGGACAGGCCATCAAATACTTTTACACAATACACATGACTTAATCTATATTGCCAATAGCAAAGGTACTTCTTGGATTGAAATGACCAGCAATGGTAAAATAGATATCTATGCGGCTGATAGTGTTAGTATTCATACAGAAAATGATTTTAATTTCAGAGCAGAACGCGATATAAATCTTGAAGCAGGTCGTGATATGAATATATCTGTTAAAGGATCTTATCAATTAGATGTCGTAAATGATTTTGTACTTGTAGTTGAGGGCAACGGAAAAATAGCAATTACTGGTGATCATGATCAAACTACCCAGGGAGATTACAAGAATACAGTTTCGGGTGATACACACTTTGGTGTTGGAGGATCGATGTACCAAACAACAGTTGCTGAGACTCACATTAAGTCTGGGACTGATATGTTCTATCAAAGTGGCGGAACATACAACCTAACAGTAGGAAAAGATTATAAGTTATCTGCTTCTGCTTCTACAAATATTACATCACAACATCACATTGAATCTGCCAGCACTATTGATATGAATGGGCCCGAAGCCTCTAAACCCTCTCCTACTGATGCGGCATATACCGCTGAAATACCAGCAGGATTACCAAAGTACTATGTGCCAAATAGAAATAAAGATGGCGGATGGGAAAACGGACAATTTTACAAATCAGAAGATATAGAAACAATAATGAAACGTGTTCCTACACATGAACCGTGGGATCAACATGAAAACATAAATCCGTCTGAATTTACATCTGCAAAGACTGATGTAGGAGGAGCCGCTCCTACTCAACGAGATAAACAAGGATCAGCCGCAGGCTCAAGTCCTGCCGCAACTGATAATCCACCGGATAATTTAAACAGAAAAGAAATGGCCGCTGACTGGGTACAAGATCTTCCGTTCATACAAAAAGTTCAAGATGTTGCTAAGTCTTTAAATTGTTCTTATATTGATCTATTATGCTGTATGGCATTTGAAACTGGCAGAACATTTAATCCGGGATTGCGAAATAGTATTGGTGCTACAGGACTCATACAGTTTATTAAACCTACAGCAATTGCATTAGGTACAACTACTGATGCATTAGCCGCAATGACTCGTGTTGAACAAATGGCGTATGTACAAACATACTTCAAGAAAGGACCAGTTGCTAAAGTTGCCAACCCACAGTTAGAAGATTTATACATGCAAATTTTATGGCCTGCGGCAGTTGGTAAGCCTCTTGATTATGTGTTGTTTAGAGCTCCTGATAAAGCGTACGAACAAAATAAAGGCCTGGATAGAGAAAAGAAAGGGTATGTAACTAAACAAGATGCGGCTAGTAAAGTTCGAGATCAGCTAGGATATGTTAGAACTCAATTACTAAAAGTTCCTTCAGATGCAAAACCAGTTACGGATAGTTCAGGAAAACCTATTACGGATAGCTCAGGAAACCCAGTAAATTACGGCGGAAGTAAATAACGTTATGGTACAAAAAAACATTATTATTCAGCCTGCTAACTTAAAATCTCAAACAACTGTAAAATCGAGTCAGTTTTATAAGGGATTTAGTTCTATTGATGAAAGCACAATATCTCCGAGACAGTATGACTTTGATGTAGTCAAGCAAGATTTATTAAATCGACTGAATACACGGAAAGGAGAAAGAGTGATGAATCCCACCTTTGGTACCATCATATGGGATTTAATTTATGAACCACTTACTCCCGAAGTAAAAACAGCCATTGCTAATGATCTTAATACTATATTAACTAGTGATCCTCGGGCGATTCCTATACAAATTAATATTGTAGAACAAGATTACGGATTCCAAATTGAACTAACACTTCAATATGCCAATACTGATCAGACAGACCAGATTAGATTAGTATTTGATCGTAATGTCGGCTTACTGGCTTAAAAAACACCAGGTTTATAGCCGTAATAAATACGCTATAAACGGTACTTGCTTATGATTCCATCAACAAATTCAAAACTTTTAGTTGCTGAGGATTGGACAAAGATATATCAATCTTTTAACAATTCTGATTTTAAGTCTTATGATTTCGAAACTCTAAGACGAACAATGATTCAGTATCTTCGAGAAAATTATCCCGAAGATTTTAATGACTATGTTGATTCGAGTGAATATATTGCTCTAATTGATCTAATTGCTTATCTAGGTCAAAATCTAAGTTTCCGTGTTGATTTAAATGCTCGTGAAAACTTTTTAGAAACTGCACAAAGACGAGACAGTATTCTTCGTCTTGCGCAATTAATCAATTATAATGCTTCACGTGCTATTCCTGCCAATGGTTTATTAAAAATTACCAGTGTTAGTACAACAGATAATGTGTTTGATTCTGCTGGAATTAACCTTGCTAACACTTCTATTTCTTGGAATGATTCTACAAATGTTAATTGGTACAGTCAGTTTTTATCAGTTTTAAATTCTGCCATGCCAACTGACAGTGTGTTTGGTAAGCCTTATGATCGGGCTGATATTGCAGGCATTCCTACAGAACGATATCAAATTTCTAGTGCATTAAACGATATACCTATTTTTAGATTTTCAAAACCAATCAATGGAGTTGCTACGGATTTTGAAGTTGTAGGCGCAACCTTTGCTAATCAAACTTACATCTACGAATCTACTCCTGTACCTAATGCTAATTTTGATTTCTTGTTTAGGAATGATACTAAAGGAAACTCAAGTCCTAACACAGGATTTTTTGCGTTTTTCAAACAAGGTGCACTTTCTTCAAATTCATTTGCTATTGATGTTCCTGTACAAAATGAAATCGTAGGAGTGAATATTACCAATATTAATGATTCTGATGTATGGCTATGGCAGTTAGATACTAACGGAAATTATAGTACCTTATGGACAAAAGTTGAAGCCGTCACTGGAAATAATATTATATACAACAATGTATCAAATTCTGAAAGAAATATATACGCTGTTGGTACACGTATTAACGATCAAATTGATTTAAATTTTGCTGATGGTGCGTTTGGTAATTTGCCTAAAGGAAATTTTGTTTTATATTATAGACAAAGCAACGGATTGTCTTATGCTATTACACCTGATCAAATTAATGGAATACAGATTCAAATTCCATATTATAATAAATCAGGACAGAAAAATACTTTATCATTAACACTTTCTTTACAGTACACTGTTGACAATGCGTCAGGATCAGAAACTGATGCTAATATTAAATTAAAAGCACCTCAAGCATATTATACACAAAATCGTATGATCACTGCTGAAGATTATAACATTAGTCCTTTAACAGCAGGAACAGATATTCTTAAAGTTAAAAGTATTAATAGAATCTCAAGCGGTATTTCTAAATATTACGAATTAAACGATGTTAGCGGAAAATACAGTTCTGTAAACATATATGCTACAGATGGTGCTTTATATAAAAACAATACATCTCAATTATTTAATTTTACATTTACTGGTCGCAACGATGTTTATTCGGTATTGTTAAACACAGTTGTTCCTTTATTACAATCTAATAATCTAAAACACTTTTATTATGACCAATACAGAAGACCTGCAAATTATACCGATCTAACTGGCGGTTATAAAATTTCTCCAACAAATATTTCTTGGAGTTTATTAACATCTACAACAAATCAAACAACAGGATATTTTCAAAATAATACAACAAATACACCTTTACCTACTGGATATTTTAGTTCTATTGAATTGAAATATGCAATCAACGGATCATTGATAAAATTTACTGCACCTCCAGGAAAATATTTTTTACCTAACGGAAAATTAACATCTATTTACGATAATACAGTAAGGAGTTATTTTTGGTCAACGTTGGTACTTACAATAGGTGACGGATATAATAGTGGTGCAGGCGCCCTTGCTGACGGTACAGGTCCTATAACAGTTACTGGATATGTACCTAGTGGTGCTATAGTTTCTGAAATTATTCCTCCGATAGTTACATCATTTACTCCTGCATTGCAATCTGAAAT